TTATCGATGAATAAAAGAAGGTTCAGCAATCTGAACTTTCTGTCAGTAATGCGATTAACATGAGCATTTTATCAATGAATAAAAGAAGGTTCAGCAAGCTGTTGCTTCTGTCCGAATAAAGAATGGAGAAATAATGCCTAAGTTACAAGAGATGATGACGATTGTCAGCCAACGTGAGGTTGCTTCTAATATTTTCGAGATGGTTCTTAAAGGAGAGCTAGTAGAAGAGATGGATTTGCCGGGACAATTTTTACATCTTGCTGTGCCTAATGCTAGTATGCTTTTACGTCGCCCAATCTCTATTTCCAGTTGGGATAAAGTCGCAAAAACTTGTACGATTCTTTATCGAATTGGGGACGAAACAAGTGGAACTTATGAAATTTCAAAATTACAATCAGGTGCAAAAATTGATGTAATGGGCCCACTGGGAAATGGTTTTCCAGTAGATGAAGTAGTTTCGACTGATAAAATTTTAATTGTCGGCGGAGGAATTGGGGTTCCACCTCTCTATGAATTGGCCAAACAACTTGAAGAAAAAAACTGCCAAATGACCATTTGGCTAGGTTTTGCTTCTGAAAAGGTCAAGATTTTAGAGAAGGAATTTGCTGAATTAAAAAATGTAAGCTTGAAAATTGCAACTGACGATGGCTCTTATGGAACAAAAGGTCATGTTGGGATGTTGATGGAAGAAATTGATTTTGAAGTTGACGCTCTTTATACTTGTGGTGCGCCAGCCATGCTCAAAGCTGTTGCAAAAAAATATGAACAGTTGGAACGACTTTATATTTCAATGGAAAGCCGGATGGCTTGTGGAATCGGAGCATGTTATGCTTGCGTTGAACATGATAAAGAAGATGAGAATCATGCCCTTAAAGTCTGTGAAGATGGCCCTGTATTTTTAGGAAAACAACTATTACTATAATTGGACTACTCTATCAGCATAAAAAAATCATCAGTAGAGCTGATGATTGTCACAAAAAAATTAGGAGAAAAAATGACCGAAAATAATCGTCTGTCAGTAAAATTACCCGGACTTGATTTAAAAAATCCAATCATTCCAGCTTCAGGTTGTTTTGGCTTTGGTGAAGAATATGCCAAATATTATGATTTGAACAAATTAGGGTCAATCATGGTCAAAGCAACAACCCTTCATCCTCGTTTTGGCAATCCGACACCCCGTGTGGCTGAAACAGCGAGCGGCATGCTTAATGCAATTGGACTACAAAATCCAGGATTAGAAGTTATAATGGCCGAAAAATTGCCTTGGCTCAATGAAAATTTTCCAGACCTTCCGATTATTGCCAATGTAGCTGGTTCTGAGGAAGATGATTATGTGGCTGTTTGTGCAAAAATTGGAGATGCACCCAATGTGAAAGTCATTGAATTAAATATCTCATGCCCTAATGTTAAACACGGCGGACAAGCTTTTGGGACAGATCCAGATGTTGCAGCTGCGCTAGTCAAAGCTTGTAAAGCGGTCAGTAAGGTGCCATTGTATGTGAAACTTTCACCCAACGTGACCGACATTGTTCCGATTGCAAAAGCAGTTGAAGCTGCTGGAGCAGATGGATTGACAATGATAAATACACTGATGGGTGTACGTTTTGATTTGAAAACACGAAAACCTGTTTTAGCAAATATCACAGGTGGATTGTCGGGTCCAGCAATTAAACCAGTTGCACTCAAACTCATTCATCAAGTGGCTCAAGTGGTTGACATTCCAATCATTGGAATGGGCGGGGTTGAAAGTGCTCAAGACGTTTTAGAAATGTATATGGCAGGAGCTTCAGCCGTTGCTGTTGGCACTGCCAATTTTGCTGACCCATTTGTCTGTCCAAAAATCATTGAAAAATTACCAGAGGTAATGGATCAATATGGAATTGATAGCTTAGAAAACTTGATTCAAGAAGTTAAAAACTCAAAAAAATGATTTTATTATTAGCTAAAATTACTGACAGCCTGTTTAATCATTCTGTCAGTAAAATGCGACCAAAGCGAGCATTTTATGGATAGCTAAAAGAATTGTCAGCGGAGCTGATAATTCTGTCATTAAATATTTAGAAAAAGGAAGTAGAAAAAATGCAAGAAAATAGACCTGTCATTGCCCTTGATTTCCCTGAATTCTCAGACGTAAAAGATTTTCTCGAAAAATTTGATCCGTCAGAACAATTGTATATTAAACTAGGAATGGAACTTTTTTACACGGCTGGACCCCAAGTCGTTTACTATGTAAAATCGCTCGGCCACAGTGTATTCCTTGATTTAAAACTCCATGATATTCCAAACACCGTTGAATCCTCAATGCATGTTTTAGCACGTTTGGGAGTGGATATGGTTAATGTTCACGCCGCTGGTGGTGTTGAAATGATGGTCGCGGCTAAACGCGGTTTAGAGGCTGGAACGCCAGTTGGACGGCAAAGGCCAAAATTAATTGCTGTCACACAATTAACCTCAACTTCTGAGGAAATTATGCAAAATGACCAAAAAATTATGACTAGTCTTGAAGAATCGGTTATTAATTACGCACAAAAAACCGCTCAAGCAGGACTTGACGGTGTCGTTTGTTCGGCACATGAAGTTGAAAAAATTAAAGCAGCGACATCGAAAGAATTCATTTGTCTCACACCGGGAATTCGCCCAGAAGGTGCAAGTAAAGGCGACCAAAAACGAGTAATGACACCTAAAGAAGCAAGAACAATTGGTTCAGATTATATTGTTGTCGGCCGTCCAATTACCCAAGCAAAAGATCCAGTAGCTAGCTATCATGCGATAAAAGCAGAATGGACTTAATACATAGTTTTTTAGACAATTAAAAATTAAGTATGATAGTAATTTCATCAGAAGTAAGTAAAATCTTGCTGATGCATGTTTTTACTATCTTTTTTTGTTGTTCATAATCCATTGTTCTTATGTCCCCTGATTTCAGTAATTCTAAAACTCGATTATTTTTATCGTGATTTATTTTACCTTCTTTGTTTTCATTCAATTGATTTTCTAACTGTTTTTTTACCCCTAAAAGATTTTTAACATTCTTTTGAAGTTCAACTTCATCAATATAATCATTTCTAAAAAGATAGTTTTCTTTATCAATTTTCTTATTTACAGATTGTAGCTCTTTTTTAACCGCTTCAAAATTAAATGCCTCTGATTTATCATGCGATAAGAATTTTTTCAACTCAGTTTCTTTAGTTGGTAAATTAGCAAGATATTCAATAACATGCTCTTCTAAATCTAATCTATGATAATATCCAGAGTCACATTTTTTCTGATTATCAGATAGGCGCTTTCTATAATCCTTTCTCCTTACACATTCATATCTTACAGCTGAAGTCCCATCTAAACGCTTGGGACCAGTTAAAGATGTAATATGTCCGCCACAATATCCGCATTTAAGTAGACCAGATAGCATATATTTAGCACGGAATGGTCTAGCTACATTGGTTAGTTCAACTTGCTTAATTTGGCGCTTTTTCAACTCATCTTGTACAGCCCAAAAAAGTTCTTCGCTTATTATTTTTTTATGCTCTTGTTCATAGGTTTTGCCTTTAAATTTGCCCTTAGCAATATAAACCGTATTTTCAAGCATATTTCTAATTGTACTGAAGGGCCACTTTCCTTTTCTTGAACAGTATCCTTTTTCATTTAATTCTTGACGGATTGTAGCCACACTCTTCCCGCCCATATAATCAGTAAATATCTTTTGAACAATTTTGGCTTCTTGGGGTACAATTTCAAGGATGTCTTGACCAGGAGTTCTTTTGTATCCATAAGGAGGGGTTGAGAAAGCCATCGTTTTTCCTGATTTTGCACGTCCGAGCCTTCCTAATGCCATACGCTCTGTTATTGTTTTTCGTTCCATTTCAGCAACCGCAGCAAGAAGAGTGAAGAAGAACTCTCCCATAGCGTCAGATGTATCTATTTTCTCATTTAGTGATACAAATTCAATGTCATTCTTTTTGAAAACTTCTTTGATTAAATATAAATTATCACTTGTACTTCGAGAAAGGCGATCCAGTTTATAAACTAAAATAGTGTTAAAAGTGTGATTTTCGGCATCTCTAAGTAATTTTTTCATAGCTGGCCGTTCTATGGTACTTCCAGAAAAACCTGCATCAGTATAGACTTCTGAGACTTCCCATCCCATTATTTCGCAATATTTATTAAGCTTATCTTGTTGTTCTCCGATGGAATAACCATCTTCAGCTTGGCTTAGTGTGCTGACTCGGCAATAGATTGCTACTTTTTTCATTGTTTTTGTACCTCATTTTTGTTAAAATAAGTACAGTAAAAGCTCTTCGCTTGAAGTGTTTATACTGTATATGATATTTAATCCGCCCCTCGTCGCCAAACTTGGGCGGATTTTTTTATTATCCTCGTATTTCTATTTGTTTATCTCCAGGTAACCAAACAGCCATATTGCCACCGTCTTTATATTTTATATAAAAATAAGGTGGGTTTTTTATCTTCTTATTATTTGAATTGCTCCATATATCAAAACTCTCTTGGTATATATCCAGCGCATTATTTGCAAATCTCTGTTTGTCCTCGCTTGAATAAGACTTATATTTATCAGGAACATAAAGAAACATAGAAACAGCTCCTCCAGCTTCAAAATTCATTGTATTTGAGTTTATTAAAAATTTATTATTATCATTTGGTACCATATCATTATTTAAATATGATTCAAAACTTTTGTTATCATCAACGTTCAACTTGTTGTCAGTTTCAGCACCTGCCTTTTTCTTAGCTGTCTTGTCAGCACTTGTCTTTTTAGAAGAACTAGTTTGTTCTGTTTTGTTCGAATCAGAAGACTTATGGTCATCTCTAGGAGCAGTAAATCCTACCACAAAAAATGCAATAAATGATATTACAAGAGAAATTAATGCAAATTTTATTTTCTTTTTAACAAAATAAAAAATCATTGTTCCAAAACTTACCACCATAATGATAGCGAAAAAATTAGTCATATTTACTCCTAACAGCTTTTAACGAGATTCGAGATATTGCTCGTAAATTTCAAAAAATTAATTGTGATTGATTATCAATAGCGATTTGTTCCATTTCCTGAGCTGCCATATCGTAAAATTCTTTTACAGATAATTTGAAGCGTGTTAGAAATCGTTCAGGAGTGTAGTAACACGCATGATAGTCTATTTCTTCTAAGTAATCAATTGCTTTGCAATGTATCATGAATCTGTTCGCTTTAGCTTCATTAATAACATGTAGCTGTGAGGAACTTAGCTTAGTCAAAGTAGTCCCTTTTATTTTATGGCCACATTCATGTAGGGTAATGATTTCCATTTGCTCGTCAGATTCAATAGTACCATCAACAATAATCGCACCGTTCTCTCCATATTCAAAAGCATAAGGGAGATAATAGCCCCCACCATCGAGAGGAGAGGTCGAAAACACCAAAGGTATTCCTATCTCATCAAGTATTTCTTTATAATTCATAAAATCTCCTGTCATGATTTTATATTTTAGTCTTTAGGTTTAGCTTCCATGTATCCTTTAATCATAGCTTTGATTACTTCTTTATCATGATCAGTCATAGGTTGTCCATTATACGCTTCGGCGCTTCCTAACATCCGGTCAACATCTTTTTCGTTGAAAGGAGAGTCAGAGAGTCCAATAAGATAGTCAGTTGAAGTTCCAAAGAAAGTAGCTAATTTTTCAAGGGTTGCCCCATTAGGAATATTTTTCTTCCATCTGTAAGTTGTGTTTGTTGAAAGTCCAAATTTTTCTTCAAATTCACCAACAGTCATTTTCCTTTTATCCAAAAGGAATTTCACACGGTCATAAACCGTCATTTTTGCACCTCCAAAAAGATACAAGAAATACAATTAATGTTTTTTAATAAATAAAGCTTGACTTTATTAAAAAACATTAGTATAATAAATCTTGTAGAAATGAGTTAAGTTTCTAGTTAAGTTTTCAGTTAATAAAAACACTTCACAAATACAATGAACCGAGCCGCCAAGCGAGTTTATAAAGTAATTGTTAAGGCTTTTAACTATGCTATCATTCTAATGTTTTTTAATAAAAAAGTCAAGAATTAAAGCATAAATTATTAATAAAAAACATTTAACTAGATTCTTAACTGAATTCTATATAAAAAATAACAGCAGAGACAACTACTCAGACGGTGTTAGTACGGCAGACGGAAATCTAAGTCAATGAGTGAAGCAACTTGTTATTAATTATTTTATAGAGAGGAGCAGTTAAATGCCACAATCAAGCAATGCAGGCGAACTAATTCTTGAATGGTTGGAGCTTACAGGAATTCGACAAGATTCTTTGGGCTCTGAGTATGGACAGAAGAAAGTTCAATTTCATCAAATGCTTCATAACAAAACTCCAAAACATGAAGCGAGCGTGCTTATGTCAAAGATCATGAGTGACAAAGGAATCACTTTGGATAAACTAGATGAACTTCGTGAATTAAAAGGAGCCTAGAAAGAATAAATGGATAAAAGACTGAAAATCTATGGCAAGTTTAAAGATGGAACAGTTGTTGAGCTTGCCGACATAAAAGAAAGCGGAAAAGGATTTAATGATTATCCCCCATTTTACATGGTTCTAGCTGCTATCAATCGAGAAGAGGGGAGAGCTTAAAGAAATGCTCAAAATTAAACTTTTAAACAAGTCTGACCAACAGTGGTTAGATGGTCGCAAAGATGTTGAAACACAATTGGAGATTTATAGTTCAATCATCAACGCAAATGACCGTGTTCGAGCTATGAAACAACCACGTACACAGCCCAGTGAATCACTTGTGCATTACGCAAAAGAACAATCGCTTTGGATGTGGTTAGAAGAATCACCATTCTTAGCAGAAATGAAAAAAGCCCGCACTGGTAATGCGAGCTGGTAGAAAATCTGTGGAAAGATTCTACCTTCATTATAACAAATTGGAGGAAACATGAAAAGCAACGTAAAATTTGATTTTACAAAAATCAAGAAAAGAACAGTTGGCGCTCGAAATATGATTTTGACACCGACTATCCATATTAGCAAGGGTGGAGATTTATCGTTCTATTGTATCAATGTAGCTGATACCCCTTATTTCAGAGTCGCTAAAACTGGGAACTTAATTGGACTAGAATTTAGCAACTCACAATTTAGTAATTCGTTCACATCTCGTGAAAGAGGAAGCGCCTTTTGTGCAGTTGCTCGTTCAGTGATTAAAGAAATTGAATTTGAAAAGTATATTGGAACTGATTATCATTCCGCTAACTTTGCACTACAAAAAGAATCTGAAAATCTGTATTGGTTTGATTTAACTTCAACTGTCACCAAGTACAAGAAATTGAAGTAGGTGCACTATGATCAAAAATAAATTATTTTACTGGATGGATAAACAGAAAGTTTCTATTTTAGAAATTAGTAAGGATACAGGACTATCAAGAACTACTCTGACAGATTTAAAGTTTCATAGAACCGCAAGGATTGACCTTAGAACGTTAGAATCCTTATGTCAGTATTTCAATATTACTCCTGGAGATTTTTTTGAATATAAACCAAAGGAAAAATAAAACATGATAAAAATCAATAAATTAGAAATTGAAAATGTGAAGCGTGTCAAAGCAGTTTCACTTGAACCAACACAAAACGGACTGACAGTAATTGGTGGAAGAAATGGTCAAGGTAAAACATCAATCCTTGATTCAATTGCATGGGCTTTGGGCGGTAACAAGTATAAACCTAGCCAACCACACCGTGAAGGCAGCGTCCTTCCTCCAAATCTTCAAATATCATTGAGCAATGGTATAGAAATCAAGCGTGATGGAAAAAACAGTGATTTGAAAGTCATTGATCCTAGCGGTCAAAAAGCCGGACAAAAACTTCTGGATAGTTTTGTAGAAGAATTTGCCCTCAATCTTCCAAAATTCATGGAATCATCAAATGCTGAAAAAGCTAGAACCTTGCTTCAAATCATTGGAGTTGGTGACAAGCTGGCAGAGTTCGAGAAAAAAGAACAAGAACTTTATAATGAGCGTTTGGTTATAGGACGAGTTGCAGACCAGAAAAAGAAATTTGCTGCTGAGATGACCTACTTCCAGGAAGCACCCAAAGAGCTTATCAGTGTGTCTGAACTTATTCAGGAACAACAATCTATTCTTACTAAGAATGCTGAAAATGAGCGACTGAGAGGGCAAAGGGATAGTCTGAAACAACATCAAACCCAACTTGATTCTGAAATTGCTCGATTAATCGAAGAGAAAGCCAAAGTTGACCAACAACTAGAAATTGCTGAAAAAGATGCACTTGATTTGCATGATGAGTCAACTGAGCAACTTGAGTACAGCATCAGTAATACTGAAGAAATCAATCGCAAAGTCCGTGCCAATCTTGATAAAGACAAAGCCGAACAAGATGCTCAAATTGAAAAAGAAAAATATGATAACTTGAGCGCTCAAATTGATCGTATTCGTTTAGATAAAAATCAGTTGTTAGAAGATGCAGATTTGCCTTTGCCGGGTCTGTCAGTAGCAGAAGGAGAGCTTCTCTACAAAGGTCAACGCTGGGACAACATGTCTGGAGCTGAACAGCTTAAAGTTTCAACCGCAATTGTTCGCAAACTCAATCCAGAGTGCGGATTCATCTTGATTGATAAGTTAGAACAGATGGACTTAGACACCTTGAAAGAGTTTGGCCAATGGCTCGAACAAGAACAATTACAAGCGATTGCCACAAGAGTTTCAACTGGTGACGAGTGTTCTATTATCATCTCTGATGGTTACAGTGAAGAAACTGAACAAGCGGCTGTAATTGAAACACAACCAGCTCAACCAGAGCAGACAAAATATCAGTTTTGAGGTGGTGGATTATGGAAATGAAACAGATTCCAGACTATCCTAACTACGCTGTAACTAAAGATGGGAGAGTTTGGTCCTATAATACTAACAAATTTTTAGTGCCGTATCTAACTAAAAAGAATATCGTTGTTATAAATTTGTCTGTTGAGGGAATAAGTTTTAAAAAAAGTTTATCTAGGATTGTATTTGTAACGTTTAACGGGTATGAGCCTGAAATTGTAAGACATAAAGATAACAACCCTAATAACAATTGCATAGAAAATTTAGAGGGGATATCAAAGGAAGAGCATTTAAAGCGTTTAGGAAATGCTAGCAATTTCAAAAATCAGAAAAGAAGGGAAATGATTAAACTTAATCCAGAAACTGGAGGTAGAGAAGTAGTGGTTTACCCTTATAAATCAACTGAGTACGATTGTGCTTTAAAATGTTGCAATTTTAAACGGCTAACTTTCAGAGGGAATTTATATTTTTACCCAGAAAGAAAAGACCAACTCATGGATGAAATAATTAAAAGAATACGACTAAACGATCTTTATATATCAAGTCATCCTGAAGATATACGTGGGAAATACGCCTGTAAAAGGCGCATAACTGAGAATAAAAAATACCTTGAAATACTAGAAAAAATATAAGGAGAAGTAATGGCATTTAACATTACAAGCGGTCCAACTGCTACCGCTCAAAAAGTAGTTTTGTATGGAGTTGAAGGAATTGGGAAGTCAACCTTTGCTTCACAGTTTCCAAATGCAGTGTTCATTGATATTGAGGGATCAACCTCAAATATGGATGTAATGCGAATGCCCTCTCCCCGAAGTTGGCAAATGATTATGGATGAGGTAGAAGATGTTAAACAACGTCAAATCTGCCAAACCTTAATCATTGATAGTGGGGATTGGGCTGAAAGAAAATGTAAAGAACATTTAGCCGTACTTGGAAAATGGACGGATAGTACAAATGATTATGGGGCAAAATATGTTTCTCTTGAAAAAGAATTTGGTCAACTTGTAAATAAGTTGAGTGATGTAGTTGAAGTTGGAATTAATGTTGTTGTAACTGCTCATGCGAAACTTAAGAAAAAAGAAGAACCTGACCAAATGGGTGCTTATGACCGCTATCAGCTAAAAATGGAAGATAAGACTGGAGCGATGTTGAAGGAATGGGCGGATATGGTTTTATTTGCCAACTATGAAACAACAATTGTGACTGACAGTAAAACCAATTCAAAAAAAGCAACTGGCGGTCAACGTGTTATGTTTGCAGCGCATCATCCGGGTTGGGATGCAAAAAACAGACATAATTTGCCTGACAAGCTACCACTTGCTTTTGGAGCAATTGCCCATATTTTCCAAACGCAAGTCGCTCCACCGGTTCAAACTCAAACGCAGCCACCAGTTGAGCAACCTCAACAACAAGTAACTGCAGCAGCCACGGTTGAAACACCTCAAGAAAACAATTTTGGACGTGAACCAAATATTATTGATCCAGCAATACCAAAAGAATTGGCTCAACTGATGTCAGTAAATGAAGTGACAGAAGAAGAAATTCGTAGATTGGTAGCTGAAAAAGGCTTTAGACCTTATGAAATGCCAGTCAAAGATTATCCAGATGATTTAATTCAAGGTGGGCTTGTTGCTCAGTGGGACAAAATTTTCACAGAAATTAAAGCTAAAAGAGCTTACTAAATAAAAGGAGAAATTAAAAATGAACAATACAGTTGATGAAATGGCCGCATTTGGCTGGGATGACGAGATTGAATATAGCGAGGGTGGGAATTTTACGCTTCTACCAGAAGGGGAATATCCATTTATCGTGACGAACTTTGAACGTAGCAATTACACTCCTGGACCTAATAGTAAAGCTCCAGCATGTAATATGGCAGTGATTAGTGTAAAAGTGACTGCTCCAAATGGAGATGAAACAACACTAAAAGAACAGTTCTTGATGTATGAAAAAATGAAATGGAAACTTTCACAATTCTTTGTTTCAATTGGTCAACAGAAAAAAGGCGAAGCACTTCGTCCTAACTGGCAAGCTTTGTTAGGAGCACAAGGTAAACTCAAGTTAATTGTTAATTCTTATAAAGATAAAAAAACTGGGGAAGATAAACAAAATAATCGTGTAGATCGTTATCTTGAACCAGAAGAACCAAATTACCAAGCACAACAAACTGCTGCACCAGGTTACCAAGCACAACAACAAGGTTATCAACAACCTGTGAATAACCAACAAACACAACAACCACCAGTGCCAAATCAAGCCCCTCAACAAAATGTAACACCATTCCCACAACAAACTGCTGCACCTCAAAATGGCGCTGGTTATAATTTCTAAGGGGGATAGAAAATGCTTGCAGAAAAAAATCTAACAGGTAAATTTAAATTTGAGTTTTCAGAAGCTGTAAAAAGTTTCTCTCAATGGTTGGTAAGTATAGGTCAAGACTTCTCCTATAAAGAGAAAGATTATACTATCACAGCAAAATTTGAATGTGATGAAGACTATTATAATGCTGAGGCGAAAGCACTTGAATTAGAAGATAAAGCAAACCCTCAAATGAGCTTTGATTTAGAGGAGGATAATAATGGAACTCCGTCCGTATCAGAATGAAGCGAATGACCGAATCCAAGAAGAATGGGCGAGTGGTGTCAAGAAGACGCTGCTCGTTCTTCCTACCGGATTGGGGAAAACCGTGACATTCTCAGATTTAACAAAACAATTAGTAAGCAAAGGTGAGCGGGTTTTAATTATGGCTCACCGTGGTGAATTACTTGACCAAGCTGCAGATAAACTTTTTAAAGTAACAGGATTGAAAGCTGCAGTTGAAAAAGCTGACCAAACCGCAAAGAATTCTTTTTATAGCGTGACAGTCGGAAGTGTTCAAACCTTGATGCGTGAAAAACGGCTACAAGATTTTCCGCAAGATTATTACGACACAATCATTGTTGATGAAGCTCATCATATTTTGGCCAGTAGTTATCAGAAAGTCCTTAAATATTTTAGTGAAGCTAAAGTTTTAGGAGTAACCGCAACTGCTGACAGAACAGACAAGAAAAATCTAGGTGAGTTCTTTGAGTCGCTTGCTTATGAATACACCTTGCCTGATGCGATAAAAAATAAATACTTGTCACCAATGAAAGCAATGACTATTCCACTAAAAATTGATTTATCGGGTGTTTCAATGTCAGCTGGAGACTTTAAAGCAAGTGAAGTCGGAAGTGCATTAGATCCTTATCTCTATCAAATAGCGGATGAAATGGTCAAGAATTGCTCAAACAGAAAAACAGTTGTCTTTTTACCGCTTGTAGCAACTTCTAAAAAGTTTCGAGATATTCTCAATGAAAAAGGATTTAGAGCTGCAGAAGTCAATGGAGATTCCAAGGACCGGGCAGAAATTTTAGAAGACTTTGACAATGGAAAGTACAACGTACTGTGTAACTCAATGTTACTGACAGAAGGTTGGGACTCCCCAGAAGTAGATTGTGTCATTATGTTGAGACCAACAAAATCACGTCCGCTTTATGTTCAATGTATTGGTCGTGGCTTACGTTTGGCAGAAGGAAAAGAAGATTGCTTAATTTTAGATTTCCTTTGGCACACAGAACGTCATGAGCTAGTTCATCCAGCACACTTGATTGCTAAAGATGATGAAATTGCTAAAAAGATGACGGAAAAAATGGCTGAGGTAGAAGAAGATGATCAGCTACAACTCTTTGATTTAGAAGAAGTTGCAAAGGAAGCTGAAAGTGAAGTGGTTCAAGACCGAGAAAACTCACTGGCAGAAAAATTAGCAACAATGAAAAAACGGAAACGAAAACTTGTGGATCCTCTACAGTTTGAACTTTCTATTCAATCAGAAGATTTGATAAACTATGCACCCTCTTTTGGATGGGAAATGGCTCCAGCTTCTGATAAACAAATTGCAGCACTTGAAAAATTTGGTATCTTTCCAGAAGAAATTGAAAACTCTGGGAAAGCTAAAGTATTACTTGATAAATTAAATAAACGAAAAATGTCAGGCTTGACTACACCTAAGCAAATTAGATTCTTAGAAAGTCGTGGTTTCCAACATGTCGGAACTTGGGAATTTAATAAAGCACGAGGTCTAATTGACCGGATTGCGGGTAATGGTTGGAGAATTCCGGCTGACATTAATCCGAGAGAATATAAAGGAGTTTAAGCTTGGAACAAAAATTTGATTTAGTGCCACTCCTTGAATTTATTTCACCATCAGCTCTTGATTATAATGACTGGATATCTGTAGGAATGGCCTTGAAACATGAGGGTTATGGAATAGATATCTGGGATAGTTGGTCACAGCCTGACAGCAGATATAATGCACGAGAAATGGAAAGTAAATGGGATTCTTTAGGGCGCAATAGTGCTGCCCCAGTTACTGGTGCATTTATCACGATGAAAGCTAAGGAAAATGGTTGGCAACCTCATTCATATTCAGGGGATGGCATGGCAACTTTTGGTTGGGATGATGAAATCAGCTATGAACGTGATTACAAAATTGTTGATAACTCATGGGTTGAAGGTAAAGAAATCAGAGAGCCTGATGATAATTGGAACCCAGTTGAACAACTCAAAACATACATTGAAACCTTATTTAAGAATGATGACTACATCGGGTATGTTGTCAATTCATGGCAACGAGATGATGGAAAATATTCTGTCAGTGGTTCTGGAGTTTATGGAAAAACAGCAGAAGAAATTCTTAATGACTTAAATAAGTATAAAGATGCAAAAGATTTGGGGTGGGTTGTTGGTGATTCTAACCCCGAAGCTGGAGCATGGATTCGTTTTAATCCTCTTGATGGTAAAGGGGTAAAAAATGAAAATGTGACTGACTTCAAATATGCTTTGGTCGAATCTGATAATTTAAGTATTGAAAAGCAAAATGCAATCATGCGAGAGTTAGAATTACCAATTGCAACGCTGGTTTATTCCGGGAGCAAGTCTATTCATGCGATTGTAAAAGTAGATGCTCAAAATTATTCCGAGTATCAAAAGCGGGTTGAATACCTCTATAAAATTTGTAATAAGAATGGATTGCAAGTTGATGGCCAAAACAAAAACCCATCAAGACTTTCAAGAATGCCTGGTATTGTTCGAGGAGAACATAAACAATTTCTCATTGATACTCACATTGGTAAAACAAGCTGGGAAGAATGGGAAACTTGGATTGAAGATTTAAACGATGACTTGCCAGAATTTGAAAGCCTGGAAGAAATGTTTAAAGAAGACCCGGCACTTGCCCCAGTTTTGATTGATGGAGTTTTACGTAGGGGTCATAAAATGCTTATTGCCGGACCATCAAAAGCCGGAAAATCATTTGCATTGATGGAGATGTGTATTGCGATTGCAGAGGGGATTCCTTGGTTTGGTTTTAATTGTGAACGTGGAAAAGTGCTTTATATCAATATGGAGCTTGACCGCCCCTCAGCTTATAAACGATTCAAAGATATTTACCAAGGGATGAATGTCCCACCAAATCATTTAAAGAATATTAGTATTTGGAACATGCGTGGTCATTCTATTCCAATGGATAAACTGACACCAAAACTGATCAGACGTGCTCAAAAAGAAAAATTTGATGCAGTGATCATTGACCCAATCTATAAAGTACTGACAGGTTCTGAAAATGATGCGGAACAAATGGCCAAGTTTACAAATAACTTTGATAAGGTAGCCGCCGAACTTGGGACTTCTGTTATTTACTGTCACCACCACTCAAAAGGTGCACAGGGAGGTAAATCTTCTATGGACCGAAGTTCTGGTTCTGGAGTATTTGCCCGAGACCCTGACGCAATTCTTGACTTAATCGAACTTGAAGTGACTGACAGCTTGAGAAAACAACAAGATGCCAGGGCAGTTGCCAACTTCTATGCAGCTAAAATCAGAGATGAAAAGCCTGAATATCTTAATGAAATTGGCCAAGATGATTTTCTGTCAGCGCCCGAAATGAGAAAACATTTGGCTTTAGCATTTGGGGATGAACGTGCAAGAGAAATTGCCGGCTTTGAATTGGAACAAGTTCAACGAGTTGTGAAGTTGATGACTGCTTGGAGACTTGAAGGAACACTTCGAGAGTTTCCAAAGTTTGAACCAGTCAATCTGTGGTTTAATTATCCGCTTCATTATTCCGATGATTCTGGAGTTCTGAAAGACCTTGAACCAGTTGGAGCAAATGACAACAAATGGTCAAAAGGCGGTAAAAAGAGCGCGGATGTCCGCTCCTCAGCAGAAAAGAAAGCAGAACGGATTAAGAAGAATACTGAAAAACTTCACACTGCTTTTGAATCGCTTGATATGGAGGGGACAGGTAAAATCCGAATCGGAGAAATAGTCACATATTTTGAGGATAAAGTCACACGCAATACAATAAAAAATTGGATTAAAGAACAAGAAACTTTGGCAATTGATGATAAAGGTTGGATAACTAAATTAGAAAATAATGAGTAAATTATAAGTTTTATCAAACCTGTCAAACTATCAAAAATTAGTTAAATTGACACCCCCTGTCAAACTGTCAAATTAACTAAAAGTAATATTTTTTGACACTGTCAAATTAACTATAAATTGACACTTTGACACCTGTCAAAAAAGGGTGTCAATGAATTATATACTACGTATATAATTACCTGATGGGTATAGGTGTACAGACAAGTCAAATTTGCTTTTGGGTTTGCAAATTTTGACAAGTCATTGACACCCACCGAGTCGTGCGAGGGTGGGTGGAGGAAAAAGAAAAATTAAAAAAGTTTCTTAGAAAATAGAGGTGGAAAATTTGGACTATGAAAAATTTTTCAACGATGTTAAAAATTGGATTTTAGAGTGCAACTCACAGGCGATAAAATTAGGGTTCGGAAATGATGATTTTTGGAACTGGGTCGTAAATTCACTTGGAGAGTTGAGCACAAAATATAATTCAGAGCCGCTGGTCATGAAGCAGACGAACATGTTACTTGACTGGCTAGAAGATACCTGGGAAGAGGTAAAAAATGGATAAGACATTTAAACAAAGACTGGAAATACTACCAATAAAAAATATTGAGCATCCTGTTGGTAATACTAAATATTATGTGGCCGTTCATGTTAAATCATTGATAGCACAAGCAGACGAAGAATATCAGGAGCTATTTGATAAATATAGTAATCTCAATGATAGCTATGAAAAAGAAGTAATCAGAAGTTCTAAACTAGAATCGCAAATCGCTAATTTAAAATCCCAACTCCAACAGCAAGCCCTGCCAGTCGTACCTGATTGTGTTGCTGAGTGGATTTCAGAGGATATAGAAAATAATACGGTAGTAGAAGATATTTTAACCATTATTATCACATCAGATGATAAAGATTTAAAAGAATATGGTCTATGGATTAAGAAAAATCCAGTCACCTACGTTATTGCGCGAACTTTAGGCTACACAGTCGAAAAACCGCAGCTGTTCTATTTGAAATCTAAATCTCTGTTGGAAAATGAGGGCGAATCAGAAGAGCCAGATGTTGATGAATTGTATTTAAATGCCAAGGGAAATTTAGTCATTTATAAAGGTGATGCAAAAAAATTCACCCAATCCGAAATCGACAGCATGCAAACTGGGAGCCATGAACAGATTGAGGTGACGGAATAATGGCCCACAAATACGGAGCTAAAAAAGTAACGATTGATGGCATCACATTTGATAGTAAGGCTGAATCAATCTACTATCAGTTGCACAAGCATGAGCCAAACATGAAAATGCAAGAAAAATTTGTCTTGCAAGATAAATTCAGACTTAATGGGAAAGCTTATCGGGAAATTTACTACAAGCCAGATTTTACTTTCTATGATGATGCTGGCAACTTGATTAAAATCGTAGATGTAAAAGGGGTGTTAACTACTGAGTTTAAAATTAAAGCAAAAATGTTTGCTAATCGGTATGGAACACAAATCACGATTGCGAAAAAAGTTGCTAGAAAAGATGAATTTACAGAAAGTGTGATTTGATGAAAATTTCCCCTGGAATAAAACGCAGGATGACTGCTGAAACCCTCAATGAGTCAAGAAGTTAAGAGCATATTTTACCAGTTGCAATTTCAGCAATTAAAAGAAGCATAGATGATGATGTGATAATCGAAGATGTTTATGTTTGCCTTAAAAATAATAGAAATGAAACTCTAAGCTATGAGTATAAGAAAGGCGATGGGATTTGAATGAACAATGAATTGCAAGAATTATTAATACAAATCATAAAAGCAGCAATAATCGCTATTCCAATTTGGGGACTTACTATCATGGCTTTTATCATATTCATTTTCAAAAATGATATTAAAAAATGGTGGAGGAATAGAAAATGAAACTAATGTGTAAGCTGTTCGGGCATAAGTGGGAACAAGTGCCATTTACAATGACTAGAGATTACTGTGAGAGATGTTTTATCGAAAAAGAAAATTCTCACGGTTGTATTACTGGCAATTTCAACCGCTCAGACCTTGACGAGTCTGAGAACGTGTTCGGGGAGAAATGAAAAAAGAGAACAACTAAATGTTCTCTTAATAATTTTTACCTTAGCTAAAAAAACCGTGAATGAGAAAGACAAGCTTGACCAAATAATATACAGTAATCAGCAAGGGGTTAAGTTTTTGCGACAAATTAACTAAAGTTTGAAAATTGAAAGAAGGCATATTGCACCTCACTACACTTAAATTTACAGTCTATGACTGCAGTGTGCATGATCAATCTCCTTAATTATTTTTGTAGGTTTCTCATTCAATAACAGTAACCCAAATACATTATAACACAAAAAAGCCCGCTGGGAACGGGCTTCGGCAACTGAATTTCTAACTTAATTATACCACAAAAGGAGAATTTGATTAATGGCAGATAAGTTAGATAGAATTATTGGAGATTACGTTAATGGCAGACTTGAAGCCAGAATAAAATCAATTGAAAGTAGATATCTTTATAAGCAAAA